CCCACCTATCCCGTACCACCCCTTTTCGTGTCGCCCCCTCCACGCGCCCTGTAGTTTATGTTGCACACTTAAATTAAAAATTTTGTCAAGAGGGGTACCCCCTAAATATTTTCACATATTTACACACCCCACCTACCCATATATGTAAAAATAAGTAAAAAAGTAAAAAAAAATTACTTTAGGGGTTCCCTACTAGTTATAACTAGTATATATATATTTTTATACTAGTATAACTTACTAGTTATAACTAGTAGTACTGTTATAACAAGTTGGAAAGTTATTTGCCAAATAATATTATAAAACTAGAAAACTACAGAAAAGATAAAAACAGGGAAGATTATTATGATCCTTCTCCTGATTTGATAGACCCCGTAATTATTGGATGGATAGAGGCAGAAGATGGAGAGCGTGAACTGCACATAGTTTCTGCAGTTGACACAGTCCCCTGTTTATGGATGATTGAATTGGCACAGAAAATAGTTGAGGGTAGGCCGCCTGAGATTATTAGGAATGACAATGAATGATTTGGCATCTATCTTAAAAACTGCATCCAAGAAGTTAGACAGTTTCCCTGTAGACAAGCAAAGAGAGATACTGGATCTCGTTGAAGAACTAACTGAAATGCAAGAAAAGGAGAAGGCAAGGAAAGAGTTTCTTCCTTTTGTTCGTTCTATGTGGCCGAGCTTTATACATGGGAGGCACCATGAGATTATGGCAGAAGCATTTGAAAGAGTGGCCCGGGGTGAATTAAAAAGATTGATTATTAACATGCCACCCCGTCATACCAAGTCGGAATTTGCCAGTTATTTATTTCCTGCATGGTTTTTAGGAATGTATCCAGACAAAAAGGTTATTCAGACTGCTCACACCGCAGAACTATCTGTAGGTTTTGGTAGAAAGGTTCGTAACTTAATACAAAACGAAGACTTCCAGAATGTATTTCCCGGCATAGAATTGTCTACAGACAGTAAAGCAGCAGGAAGATGGAACACAAATAAGCGTGGTGACTACTTTGCGATAGGTGTTGGAGGTGCCGTAACAGGTAAAGGTGCTGATATTTTGATAATTGATGACCCACACTCTGAACAGGAAGCCACAATGGGTGAATATAACCCGGAAGTTTACAACAAAGTTTACGAATGGTACACATCTGGCCCTCGACAGAGACTGCAACCGGGTGGTGCAATCATACTTGTGATGACCAGATGGTCAAAAAGGGACCTCACAGGGCAGATTGTTAACAAATCTGTTGAAAGAGAGGGGTCAAATGAGTGGGAAGTTATACAATTACCTGCAATTATGCCTTCAGGTAAGCCATTATGGCCGGAATTTTGGAGCGGTAGTGAATTAAATGCTCTAAAAGCAGAATTACCAGTATCAAAATGGAACGCACAGTACCAACAGGACCCTACATCTGAAGAAGGGGCATTAATCAAGCGTGAATGGTGGCAGGAATGGGAAGGAAAAGACTTGCCGCCCTGTGATTCCATCATACAATCGTGGGATACAGCGTTTTTAAAGACACAAAGAGCAGATTATAGTGCATGTACTACTTGGGGCATCTTTCACCACCCTGACAATGACGGAAACGAGATACCCAACCTGATTTTAATAGATGCATACAAAGAAAAACTAGAATTTCCTGAATTAAAACGTGCCGCCTATGATAAATACTGGGAATTTGAGCCAGATCAGATGATTGTTGAGGCAAAAGCCGCAGGATCACCCTTGATTTTTGAACTTAGAGCTATGGGAATACCAGTAACAGAGTTTACACCAAGCCGTGGACAGGATAAGATAGCTAGAGTTAATGGTGTCACAGACCTGTTTGCAAGTGGTGTGGTTTGGTATCCACCAACAAGATGGGCGGAAGAAGTTATAGAAGAATGTGCCGCTTTTCCAGCTGGTGACCATGATGACTTGGTTGACTCAACTACGCAAGCGCTGTTAAGATTCAGGCAAGGTGGCTGGATAAGAACCACTATGGATGATTGGGATGATGAACCAAAGTACAGAAGACCAGTTGAATATTATTAGAGGAAATTAAAATGGCTATTGAAAAACCTATGGTTCCATTCACTGAAGATGATGATGTTATTGATGAGGATATAACTGTAGAGTTAAAGAATCCTGAATCAGTATCTGCAGAGAACCCAGACACAGTTTCTATTGAAACAGAAGACGGAGGTATGATTATTGACTTTACTGGTGAGCAGGTAGGGGAGATAATGGGTGGAGAATTTGATCGAAACCTTGCTGAAGAAATAGAAGAGAATGATTTGCAAGAAATGGCAAGTGAATTGTTAAGCAGTTTTCAATCCGATAGGCAATCAAGAAGTGAATGGGCAAAGAGTTATGTTAAGGGGCTTGATCTTCTTGGGATGAGAATAGAAGAAAGACAGCAGCCTTGGGCTGGATCATCTGGTGTATTTCATCCAATCCTTACAGAATCAATAGTTAGATTTCAGGCGCAGGCTATGGGAGAGATATACCCTGCTTCTGGGCCAGTGAGAACAAAGATACTTGGCAAAATGTCTGTAGAAAAAACAGAGCAAGCTCAAAGAGTAGAAAACGAAATGAATTATCTTCTTACTGAGGAGATGACAGAGTATCGTGATGAAACAGAGCAAATGTTATTTAAACTTCCTTTAGCAGGATCTGCCTTTAAGAAAGTTTATTACGATCCAATCATGGAAAGACCATGTGCAATGTTTGTTCCTGCAGAAGACTTTGTTGTGTCATATGGCGCATCTGATCTTATGACATGTGAGAGATACACACATGTAATGAAAAAAACATCAAATGATATAATGAAACTAATAAATAATGGATTTTATCGTGATATAGAACTTCCTGATCCAGAGCCGGATATGTCAGATATACAGGAAAAATATGATGAGCTAGATGGCGAAAGCGCCACGATTGAAGATGATGACAGGCATACTCTTCTTGAGATGCATGTGGACATGGAAATGCCAGAGCCATTCAATGAAGAAGATGGAATAGCTAGACCTTATGTCATTACCATAGACAAATCATCAAGAGAGATATTATCTATAAGAAGGAATTACTACGAAGATGACAAAAAGAAAAAGAAAAGACAATACTTTGTCCACTATAGGTATCTCCCCGGGTTGGGCTTTTACGGAACAGGACTTATACACCTCATCGGTGGACTTGCAAAAAGCGCAACCTCAATCCTTAGACAGCTTATCGATGCCGGTACGTTGTCGAATCTGCCTGCTGGTCTTAAAGCTAGGGGTCTTCGTATCAAAGGTGATGATTCGCCTCTCATGCCGGGTGAATTCCGTGACGTTGATGTCCCGGGTGGTGCCATCCGTGACGCTATTACTTTCATTCCTTACAAAGAACCGTCATCGGTATTGTACCAATTACTTGGAAACATCGTTGACGAAGGAAGAAGAATAGGGTCGGTAGCCGATATACAGGTTGGGGACATTAACGCCCAAGCTCCCGTAGGAACAACACTTGCTCTAATGGAAAGGTCCATGAAAGTTATGTCTGGTGTGCAGGCTAGACTACATGCAGCTTTAAAGAATGAGTTGAGATTACTTGCTTCTGTTATCAGAGATTACATGGATGATAAATATGCTTATGAGATGGAAGGTGACTTTTCAAGAACAAAGGATTTTGATGACAGAATAGATGTTATACCTGTATCTGATCCTAATGCAGCAACTATGTCTCAAAGAGTTATGCAGTATCAAGCGGCATTACAACTTGCACAGCAGGCTCCACAATTATACGACATGGGTAAACTTCATAGGCAAATGCTAGAAGTTCTTGGCATACAAGACGCAAGCTCAATCATTAAGTTGCCGGAAGACATTAAACCTGCAGATCCAGTTACAGAAAACATGGCTATGTTAAAGCAAGAGCCAGTTAAAGCGTTTAAGTATCAAGATCATGAAGCACATATAAGAGTTCACATGGCTGCTGCCAATGATCCAAAAATAAAAGAAATGGTAGGACAATCTCCATTTGCAGGAGCTATACAAGCCGCCTTATCAGCACATATAACTGAGCATGTAGCCTTCCAATACAGAAAAGAAATAGAAAAGAATCTTGGTGTTTCTATGCCTAATGAAGAAAAGGCGCTACCAGAAGATGTAGAAGAAGAATTATCAAGGGTTACCGCAGAAGCCGCAGAGAAGTTATTAAAATCAAACAATGCCGAAGCTCAACAAGCAGAAGCGCAGAGACAGCAGCAAGATCCTCTTACTCAAATACAGCAAAGAGAGTTAGCAATCAAAGAACAAGAGTTAATGCACAAAAAACAAATGGACATTGCTAAGTTGGAACTTGAGGCGCAGAAAGCGATGATGAATGATAAAAATCAAACCGAAAGATTGGAATCTGAAAACAAGAGAGAAGGTGCAAGACTTGGTGTTGCCCTTACAAAAAATTCTTCAGACGCTCAAATTCAATCTCAAAAAATTAAAAACGAGGCTATTTCTGAAGGTACTAGGATTGCGATAGACATGGCAAAAGATTTATCAAATGAGTAAAAACGAAACCATTTATACCTACATTATTAAAAAAATTAGAGAAGAATCAGACGCAGTTTCTTTTCACTTGGCTTCAGGCAGGGTAAAAAACTTTGAGGAATATCAAAGACTTGTAGGAAAAATAGAGGGTTTATCTATATCAATAGAACTACTTGAAGAAGCTGAAAAAAGATATATCGAAGATTAGGGGCTTTTCAAGTCGTCAATAGTTGTGTATATTTAAAATAACGTTATTTCAGACGATTGAGTCTGCAAGGTCACGGTGAACCTAAATCGCTGCAAAAGGATCAGAGATGTACTCTGCAGAAAAAATAGAACTAGACGAAGATACTACTCGTAAATTACCTGAACCACAGGGTTATAAATTACTTATAGCGATACCAAAGTTAGAAGAGAAAACAAGTGGTGGCGTTATTATACCAGACAAACTAAAAGGATTGGAGCAAACAGCTTCTATTATAGGATTGGTCATAGCAATGGGGAAAGCTGCATACAATGATGCAGACAAGTTTCCAGATGGACCATACTGTAAAGAGGGTGATTTTGTTATATTCAGATCCTATTCTGGTACAAGATTTAAACTCAGAGGTGAAGAATTTAGGTTAATTAATGACGACACAGTTGAGGCTGTTGTCGATGATCCTAGAGAATATACGAGGGTATAATGGAAAATACAGCAGAAAAAATAGAACAAGAAATTGAAATGGAAAGCCAAGATCTTGAGATAGAGGTTGTGGATGACACTCCTGAAGAAGATCGTGGTAAACCAAAGAGGGCAGAAAATGTACCTCCACAAATACCAGATGACGATGAAGTGTCTAAATATTCTGGTGACGTACAAAAAAGAATTAAACAATTAAAATATGAGTATCACGAAGAGCGTAGGCAAAAAGAAGAAGCTAAACGCCTTAGTGATGAAGCAATTACTGCTACACAAAAGCTCATGGAAGAAAATAAGAAATTAAGAAAAACCCTTGATGATGGTGAGGGTGTCTTAGTAGAGCAAGCAAAAGGTAGAGTAGAAGCTCAATTAAATGAGGCAAAAAAAGAATATAAAGAGGCTTATGAATTAGGTGATCCTGATAAACTGTTAGAGGCTCAAGAAAAATTAAGCTCGATTCAAAATGAAAAGTATAGGGTTTATAATTACAAACCCCCAGTAAGAGCAGTTGAGCCAGACGTAGCTCCTCCAACGCAACAGGCTCCTGCTCGCCCCACTGTGCAGGCTCCAACTGGCAAAGACAAAGAATGGTTAGAGGCTAATAATGATTGGTTTCAAAAAGAAGATCATGAAGATATGACAGGTTACGCAATGGGCGTACATCAAAAATTGGT